CGCATTCACATAAGGCAGCACCACCGCATCCGTATCAGATTCTGCAAACGCCGCCTCAATCAGATAATTTATTGACTGCCCTGAACTCCCCGGCGGCGCAAAGGCAAGACCGGAGCTTTGCAAGTTAATGCCCGTCTTCACAATCATATCACTAGTATCAGCCGCCAGCGAGCCATAAGCACTGGCATCAACCGAGGTGAGCTGCGTGATGCTCCCCGGCCCAATATTCACCGCCAATGATGCCGGCGTGGTCGGCGTACAAGCCAGCCCGTCCGCCACAATATTGCTCCCCAAAGTCGCCGCGGTAAGGGCCGCAATCCCAATCATCGCATTACGATTTGGATAAAGAATATCCGTATCCAGCGGGATACTCCCCGGATAGACAATATTACGATCCATTATTTATCCTCAATTAGAGATATTAGTCCAGGCAATGCTATTGGTTGGCAGCGCCCCTGCAACCGCCGCATAAATCTCAGCATCACTCACAGTACCGGTCAATTCAGCAACATCCGCATAAAACAACGGCCCCCTATTATAGCCCCCCGGACCGGCATTATAGCCACCTGAATTGCTGACCAATGTCGCATTAGGCCGATACGCCGTCACCATAAACTGATAAGGCAAATTCATGCTGCCATATCCGCCAGCAGCATTATAACCGAGTGAGTAGGCTCCATAGCCGCCCGTATCGCTGGCATTGCGCGGCTCAAAAATCCGCGGCGCGCGCCCGGTCAGCCCCGCCAAGGCCTGTGTCACTCCCGCCCGTGTTGCGCGTGGCACAACCAAATTCACCTGTATGCGCTGGCTATAAGCGGAATCCGCCTCACCAGCACGGCGCGGCAGGTTGGTCCCGAAATAATCCAGCGCCGCGATGTCCAGAAACACGCCCCCTGCCGTGGCAATCCGTCCCTGCGCCTTAACATTTTGTAAAAGAGTATACAGCCCGCTCCAAGCACTCGCGAATCCGGTCAGCAACGCATCCAGATTCGGCGCCGTGTCAGCAAACCACCGCACCGGCAAAACCTGCCGCAGCCGGAGCAAAATATCACTTACATCACCAACCATGGCGCTCATACCACCGTCACGGTGCCGCTGCGCGCCACACCGAATAATCCCGGCACCATATCAGACGTTCCGCCATTCAGCAGCACAGCCGACACATTCGTTACAGAACCAGATGCCTCGTAAGCCAATTGCGCCAGTTTCGTGTAGCCAAGCATCGCCCCAACCGCCAAACCCGCGACATAGGTCTCAATCGCCGCCGTCACCGCCGTCACGGCGGCACTATGCGATGTCCCGGCAGCGGTGGTCAGTGTCATCGAAATATTTGCCAACTCAACCACCGGCCCCTGCACAACAAAGCTCGTGCCAACCGGCCGCGTGGCATCCACCGCCTGCGATACCGTACTGATCAAACTCGCTGGCGGACGCCCAGAGCCATCATCGACCGTCACAACAAAATGACCCAATTGCGTGGCCCCATTCTGCCCCACATTTTCGCTAATCTGATAAGTCAATCCTTGCTGAATGGCTGCCACGGCACTGCCAATGGCGCCATTCGTTGCTTTCGAGAGACTGCTCAAATACGTCCCAAACCTGGTCTTAAACGCTGTATCGGACTCGGCATCCTGTCCCCCCGCGAAGGCGGCCGTATTCGTCACCATATCCACGCCCGCCACCGCCGAACCAAGCAGCGAGATCGCCCCACGCTGCACATTACCACCGGAACCCGGAACAACCGCGACGGCTGTCACATTCAAGCTCGTCAATCCCGCAGCCAGTGTAAAACCATTCGTCACTTCATTATAAGCACCGTTCGATGGATCAGCGATAACCATAAAACTCTGCGTGTTATCGGCTGTGGAGACCACCGTTCCAACCGGTAAAAATGCCGCTAGACTTGGGGTAAACCGCGAAACTGCCAGGCTTCCACTTGCCGAAACCGCCGGCAATCGAGCAAACGAAAAATCTGCCCCAAAACTATCTACATCCGCGCCTGAACTCGTCGAAAGACGAGTGGCCGAGAGCGCCTGCACGATCAACCACTGCATCCACAAGGCAACCGAAGCATTCGCCTCCAGCACCGCCCGCAACACAGAGCCAACCGTCAAATCCAAAAAATTTTCGGCCGCTCCCTGTACGGATGCTGCCATCCCTTCAACCAATGCTGAAAAATTCTGCAATGATAGCTGCATGGAATCCTACAATGAAAATGAGAGAACAGAGCTCGCACCCGTCGGCGCATCAGCATAGCGCTGCATCAATGTCACGGTGCCATCATCGGCAACACTGGTCGTAACCGCCGGCGCCGGACTAACCGCAACCGCCGCCTCCAGCAGAAGCTGCGCCTTGGTAATCCCCACAATCGATGCTGGTGCCGCAGGCATACCAACAAACTGCCCCAATCCCGCACCGTAATTGAGCTGCCAAATATAATCGCCGGCATTGGTCAACAAGCGCCGCAACACCCTTTGCTGCGTCAAAGACGTGCCATCAACGACGGCCAAGTCGCCTGTCACGCTCACACTCAAATCACCACCAAACTGCAATGCCAGATCCGCCATCATAGCGTCTCCAATGGCTGACTTGTTACACCACCCTGAGGCGAATTATGCTTATGGGTATCGTAAACACCGCGCAGATTATTCAGCGTACCCCGCGCCCCGCTGTAATCTGAAATATCACCAGAAACCACGAGATTACCGCCAATGTTCACAACCGGCGCCTGCATGGCGATTGAGCCATCATTCTGCAATTTTAAATAGCTCCCACTCGGATGCACCAACCAAAATTCACCGGCGGCGGCAACCGGCGGCTGATCAACCGCCGACCACACAGCCCCAATCACCACCCCTTGCTCAGAATCTCCTTCCTGCGCAATCACCATCACCTGCGCCCCTGGCGTCAATGGCGCACACAGCCCCCACCCAGCCCCGACCCATAATGACAATACCGGCAACCAGCCACTCAACACATTTTCAGGCTGCAGAAGCACCCGCGCGGTATAATTAGTAGGATCAAAACTCGATACCAGCCCAAACCGCGCCACGCCCGTCATGCCATCCAACGCCGCCGCCTGCGCTTTTACAGCATTCCAAAATTGATCCATCGTATCTCCGCCGCCAAAATTTTTAGCTGGATGCAAAAGCCCGAATAACCTGCTTAATACCTCGCCTTGCCTGAACAGACCGCCTGATCACTTCAACTATGTAAGTCTGATCAAAGAGCGATTCCGTGCCACTCAAAACAATTTTTTGGCCTGGCAGCGTCGTCAAATCTGCTGGCATCGTACCAATCAACACCGTCTTATGCTGACTCAAAATTCCCAGATGTACCGCCGCCAAACTACCGGCCTGGCTGGATGAGAGATTTGGCCTAATAATAACCGGAGATATCCCCTCACCGGCACTCTGCATAATAGCTTTCTTAGTCCTGGTATTCCAGGATTTCACGGTGGTCCCAGTCGGCACAGTCGCAGCCGTATCGGCAATTAAACTGCTAAAATTCTGCACACCCAACGCCAGCGGCATCGTTACAACCGGCGGACCAAAATACAATTCTTCTCCTGTCACTGAAAGATTAAAACCCTCAATATAAGCAAGAGAACTAAGCAAATTCCACGCCGTCATATTGCGCGAATGCAAGTTCATCACCGTACGGGCGTGATCAATCTCGTAATACTGTCCGACAATCGTAGAGGTCGCAGTTACATTAGGCGTTAAACCAAACTCCTCAGCAAGCTGCGTTGCCACCTGGCTTGCCGTCTGGTTGATAAAAGCAATAGATATCTCAGCATCGATCAACCGCGCCGACAAATCCCGGCCACAGAGTACCGCGACGTTCCGGCCAAAATCGATCTCAATATTATCAACCTGCCCGGTGATCAGAGTAACAAATCCTTGGCCAGACAAAGCCACTTCAATCGTAATCGTCTGCAAACCGAGAGAGGAGAAGAACTGCGCCGTAGCAAACCCGGCCGCACCTATCGCAAAACCAATCCGAAACCTATCCGCTGCAAAATAGCCAAAATTTTCTACATCCAAAAATGTAACACCGGGGACGGTTATACCCCCAATCTGCGCCAATATCTGCGGCTGATTAGTTGGCAATACCACCCCCTGCGCGCGCATCAATCGGCGGGATGACCAATGTCTGGACGCCCGCAATCACCGGATCACTCAGTGAGTTGGCCTGCGCGATCCGAATCCACTGCGTCGCGTCATTGAGATATTTTGCCGCCAATTGAAACAAATTACCGCCAGCGACGGTGATGACTTGCCCACTCATATCAAAGCCTCCGCCGTATTCACCGCCGCCCGGCCAACATAGCCACTCATACCGCCCAGTGCCGCGAGCTGCCCAGATACCGTTACCAATTGCCCAACACCAGCCACACCCGCCCCCGCATCTCCCGCACCATTCACAGCCACAGTGCCCGCGTTCAACGCCGCCCCAGTAGAGCCCAAACCTGCCGCAATGGCCGCCTGAGCAGCCGGAAACCCTACCAGGCTCGCCGCACTAAGGCCCGAAAGGGAAACACCCGCCTGGTCACTCAACGCGCTCGCCGCGGTCAGATCATTACCAATCAAACTTGCCAAAGGTGCGGCCAATACCGCCAAAGCCGCAACCGGTTCTGTAACTATTACACAATGAATTGTAAACGGAATTAAAGCCGGTTTTCTATACTCAGCCGTAAATTCTGAAATCACGACGGAATAAAAGAAACGATCCCAAACCAGCGGCAGCGTCGCGCCAATTGCGCGGGCGGCATCCAAAATCTGCGCCCGGCTGGCCGCGTCCGAACCCGAAAAAATACCAGAGAATGAAATCTCTCCGTCGTCAATGCCAAGGACAGAGACAACCCTGCCGCCACCAATCAGAGGCTGCACAGAAATCCTCTGCTTACCACCGAAATTGATTGTCTCCGGGATTTCCATGTCTGTGAACGTCACATCACCCAAAGAGAGCGAAACACCACCCATGAAAGAACCTCAATCAAGAAACTTACGCTTCACTCCAGATCAAACGCTTCCAATCAAAACTCAGCCCATCCAAAGTCCCCAGCGCCACCACATAAGCGATCCGTTCCGCATCATCCAAAGCAAAAGACACATCATAAGGCACCCCGCGCCCGACAAGGTATAAGCAATCGATCAACGCTGGGTGCCTTAAAAATTTCCCGCTTCAGCCACCACCGCGGCAGGATCTGCCGGCGCCAGGTTCTCGTCAATGGCTGCAACGCCAACATCGCCCAACCGCTCCAAAGCGGCCTCAAGCCCAGCCTCACTGGCCGGAAACGGCACCGGTATCCCATCAATCATCGCAGCAGACGCTGCCGTAATCGCCAAACTCATATACACATCATTACGTGAAAGTTCCGGTCCCAAGGCCTTATATAATCGCAACTGCTCCAAAACCCCAACCCGCCGGAGCGAAATCGTCCGTCCGGTCTTATCAACGACGACCTCGCTCACGACACGCTCACCCGGCCCGACGCATAAAATTCTAATTTTTGAGTCACCGTTGAGTCGCCTTTATAGGCACCGGAAGATGTCAACTTAAACACCACACCATTAAATTGATACGTGGATATCGAACCATCCGGCTCATTTATATATTGATATAAGGTGCCGGCATTAATGGTCTGACCCGCCAAATAGGCCTGCTCAATGGCAGCAATGAAATTATCTACGTCAGAAGACCCGCGATCCAAACTAAAATTACCCGACCACCCCTTTGGCAATTCCGCCCCAAGCTGCACCCCATCAAGCCGGTCGACCCGCACCGCCAACGTCAATTGCCGTGCCTCAAAGCCTGTAACGTGTGACAGATCAACGCGGCCAAAAGGCCCCATGACCACGACCTGGCAATCACTGCCGATTGAAAATGTATTATAAGGCATAAAAACCTCCCTCAGCTATTGCTCTGCGTGACCTGCGTACTCACCTGCACGGTCTGGCCACCCTGCACATTCACGATAAATTTCTCATTGATCGCCTGGTACTGAACCTGCACATCAGCCTGCACATATCCCAAAGATGTCCGGCTAGGGGGATTATTCGTCACATCGCATACCACAGCAAAAGGCTGTACCCCGGTCGTGCTACCCAGCATCCCCTGGCTCAATAGCCCATTCAAAAATGCCAATAGCGTCGCACGAATATTCTGAAACAATGTGGTATTGACCAACTGCCCAACATACACCCCCATACCGGAAACCAAGGTGCTAGCGATATAATTTGTTAACCTGGTATAATTGTCACCATTAATCGCGGCATTAGAGGACGAATTATGTCCACCCCTCACCCCCCAATAAGCCCCACCCGGCTGCGGGTTCGTAATCACATCAATACCAGCCGATAATAGCGCCGACAAATCAGCACTCGCGTATGTCGTCGCCGTACCACCCGTCACCTGACCCGATTTCTGCGACCCAATCACACCATAAAGCGGCTTGTTCAACGAAGATTGCTCAGGCGAAAGATTAGCCAGCCGCCCGGCCACAAAACCCTGCGGTGAAACCAGCCTGGTCAGCGCATTGGTCTGATCATACCAATAAATCCAATCGCCAAACATCATTTTAGCCGCATAGCTATCAATGCCTGCAGTTCTCTTTACCGTTACCGCATCAGCGATACTATCACCAGCGGGCCCAGTCAAAATCATATAGGCGCTCTCAGACAGTCCAAATTCGGTCTGCACGCTCCATTGCGAATGGTCATCCGTATCGGCAAGCATAGCAATCGCGCAGCCTTGCCCCCGCAATGCATACATTCCCAGCCGCGGCAATGTATCAACACCCACGAGTGTCGCCGCATTAACGCTGAAAACCCCATCACTGCCAAGCGTGCCACTACTGAACAAATAAACCGAGGCCTGCGGCGTCGCACTCGCCCCTGCCACACTGGCCATCACCAACTGCGATGGTCCACGAAGCGCCCCATTGCCATCATTGATGGCGCCAGAGAGATTATTCCAAAACGCCAGTCCAGTTCCAGCGATATTATCGAAAACTTCAGGATTTAGCCCCGGTAGCGCAATCGTCACACGCCACGTATTCGCTGCCGAACCAGATGAAAACGTCACCGACAGCGTATTTCCCAAACTGCCCGTATATATAGCCGTCAGCGTAATGCTTCCTAAAATCGTCAAACTCGCTGCCGAATCGCTGCCATCGGTGGCCCGCACACAGCGGAAATTACCCGCCCCCTGCTGCACCGCAATCGCCACCTGCGTCCCCATGTCATATTTGCGCGCCATGACAGGGCCAAACAGCGTGGCATAATCGCTCATCGTGCCCACAATCGTCGGCTCGCCAACAGGCCCCCAGCTCGCCGTCCCGACAATCCCGAGCGTGTCCGTCGGCACGCCGTTGAGAAGCAAACTCTGCGGCGGCACAATCTGCACATAGAGATCGGGCACAATCAACGCCGTGGTATTAATCGCCCCTTGCTGTACAATCGGCATTTGCTACGCCCCCTTTGCCACGACACGCACAACATGGTTCGCCTGCGGCCCAGACAGAATTTTTGCAATCACGGCACTATCAGTAATTTTTTCGCCACGCTTGTAGCCGGCAAACGGCTTAAGAACGACTAACTCAAATGACATCTGTATATCCTTATCCTTGCAGATTTTCGATCAACACACCCGCCTCTTGAAGGCTGGCCGTGCCAAACAGCATAGCGGGCGTCATTTGGGAGAGCGTGGTCGGATACTCAGCGCTAGAGGTGATGTCACGCCGGTACAGCGTCGCATTCGCCCCCATATCGCTCGTCTCTGTACCTCCATAAATTATCCGGGCCGATGACCCGTCAGCCAATGGCAAAAATTTTTGCTCCGCGAGCACTTGGTCAAGCAACGACGCTGCTTCATCACGAGAGGACGGATCAGGGCACCACAGACTAATCTTGAAATCCTGCACCTGGCGCTTGATTTCCTGCAACGCGCCGGCTCCGGCAACAACGCGGCCATGAAATCGCGCGGCACCGGGCACAGTCAAAGAGCACCCCGCATAATCAACCAAAATACCAGTAGATGCTAGCAATGCAGCCAAATTACTCGCAACCGTGGGCGGCGAATCATTCGCCTGCACAGCATAAGGAAACAAAGCGCCATTCACCTCTATCCCCGCCAGTTGCCCGGTATAGCAAGCACCCGAGAATGTCGCCGTCTCACCACTCACTGTCACAGTCAACGTCGCCGGCACAGGCGCTACCGCCACCCAACGCCGTGGATATCTCGTAACATTTTTGACCGTCGTGGATGCTGCCATCACAGACACATGCATCACCCCATTCGCCAAATCTGCATCCAAAGCAGGCGCATTGGGCAAACCCCGGTAAACCCGGCACGTAAACCCAAGCACACTCGCCGCCGCTGTTCCTTGAGGATAGAGTGCATTGGCAATAATCGCCGCCAGCGCCGTCTCA